GACAAGGAGGTGCTTGACGGCATAGGAAACAGCCCGCCGAAGATGTGCCGGCGGGAATGGAACGGCTGCTGTGAATATGCGATATTCATGCCGGACCACAAGTTGTACTTCCTGCCTCGGGACGAGCTGGAAGCCTGGTCACGTTACTGCGATGAATGCAAGGAATTCATCTACCGCCGTATCAGTGAACGGCACGGGGCAAAAGGAAGTTCCCCGCCCGACCTTTCAGCCTGACGGGGAATAAACAAGTTGAGATGAGGTATTGACCTCAAATTAATTATACCTCATTCTCGAAAAAAAGTCAATAGTTTTTAATCAGCTAAAGTCTGAAAAATGCCGCTTGCGAGCGGCTTTGAGGACTTGTGAGCAGTATTAACAATTCGAGGACGGTCAATGAAATTTACCAGGGAAAAACTATTCTCTGTGAAATCTGGTGAGTATATTGAACCGTGCATTAATATTTACTCTGATGAACAGGAGAAAGTCAGCCGACTCAAAAGAGCGAAAAAGACCAAGGCAACAGAGCCGAAAGTTAAAAAGCTCAATGATGAGTACAGCCGGCAATATTTCCGGTTGCTGCTGAATGGGAATTTCGGGGAAAAAGACTATCAGATGTGGCTGTCATATGACGATGAAACCCGTCCGATTGACAGAGCGGCTGCTATCAAAGATAGGCAGAATTTCATTAATCGACTTAAAAACCTTTACAAAAAGCTTGGTGTTGAATTCAGATGGCTTGCAATAACAGAAACAGGGGTTAAGTCAGGAAAGCTCCATCATCACATTGTCTTGCCGGGCGGCTACAACGTGTTCAAGAATGGGATAAGCCGGAATCTCATCGAGGAAAAGTGGGGTAAGGGAATCGCCAATTGCAGACGTTTGCAAAAGAGATCGGACAGGTGGCTGAACGATTTCGCCACATATCTCATGAAATCGCAGTCCAATGCTGAAAAGGGTGAACGCTGCTGGAGCGGGTCGCGGAATCTCGTCAAGCCTGACGTCAGAATCTGCGATAACGACCGAATAAACCGCCGTCGGCTGCGGGAGCTGGTCGAGGCTCGTAACAACGACGATGTTCAGAGAACGGCTGAAAAGATCTACAAGGGATATCGGCTGATTGACTGGCGGGTTGAATTCAATCTGGTGACAGGGCTGCCTTTTGCAAAGCTCATCATGGTCAAGAAAGAGTAGAGCGCACGGTATCAGTTATTTACTGATTTCGCGGGGATTTTAGCGGGAGTTTTCAACAAAAGTTCCGTTGAACAATCATCCAAAAGTTGAAAATGTGCCGAAAATCGGCGCGTATTCAATAAAATACTTAATCGATGGGGATTCGATGTATAATCAAGCAACACTTATGGGACGGATAACGCATGATCTTGAGCTGAAAACAACTTCGAGCGGCGTGAACGTATGCTCGTTCCAGATCGCAGTTGACAGGCGGTATCAGCAGAAAGGCGAGGAAAGGAAGTCGGACTTCTTCACGGTCGTGGCCTGGAGACAGCAGGCCGAATTCGTTCACCGCTACTTTGCAAAGGGGCGAATGATCATGGTCGTGGGTGAGCTTCAGAACCGTACATACACAAGCAAGGACGGCGTTGAGGTTAGGGTCACGGAAATCATTACAGATCGGGGTTGCTTCACGGGTGAAAAGGCTGTGAGCGGCGCCGCTCCCACTGCGGATCCGGCGGCTGCTCCTTCAACTCCTCCACCTGCTCCGGCAGGACCGCTCGACCCGCCTTTCCCACCGGCAGGCGCCGACTTTGATCCATATCCATTTTAAGAACACATTAGGGGGCTTTTAAATGACTGAAAAGCAGGTAGAAAAGCTGCTGGAACTTTACCGGCAGGCTCCGGACGATATCGAGCTTGCAAGAGAAAAGCTTGAGCAGTGGAGCGACATAGATGGTGAGATCGCGGCAGCAGAAACCGAACGTCTGAAGGGACGGATTGTCAAGCTTCAGACTCTGCTTGTGTCTGTCGAAAGGGCGGTCGAAAGGCTCCCGAAGATTCACCGCGAAATTGTGAAATTGCGCGGCATGAAGGTGCCGTGGTGGAAAATAGCAAAACAAATCAAATATTCAGAACGGAGCTGTCAGATTTATTACAGCAAGGCTTTAAAGGCGCTTGCGGATTCGATAGAACTTTCTGGATATGATTCTGTAAGAGATGTCGCTGCGAACGAATAATATGCGTGTGCGATTTCCACGAATTCTTAAAGAACCAAAAATCGAAACAAACAACAGGCGGTGAAAAAGTCAATGGCAACTAAGAAGAATCCGGCTCGTGATGCGGCTTTGAAAGAGTATGTCAAGCGCCGTGGTAAGGTCACGATGAAGACGCTGAGTGAGAAGCTGAACGTGTCAATTTCGCAGCTTGGGCGCTGGAAAAAAGATGACGACTGGGAAGGCGCACTCAAGAAAAAGCCTGGAGCGCCCAAGGGAAACAAGAACGCGGTCGGTGCGGGCGCTCCAAAGAAAAACAAGAACGCGGAGAAGCATGGGGCTTACAGCACGGTGAAGTTTACGGACCTTGCCCCGGAGCAGCGTGCTCAGGTCGAGTCTTTCTGCGAACGCCCTCTTAAAGGGCGGCTGAATGAGCAACTTAAGGACATGCTTGCACAAAAGGTCGTGTTATTAGAGCGCGCTCAAATATATGCGCCGCTCGTTGAGAATGGCGAAGTGATTGAGTTGATGATTCCGGATAAAAAGTCGGTGTTTAATAACGGAGATAAGGAGTTCACAACCATCACATCTGTGTCTCAGTTCCATCGCTGGATCAAGATCATAGAAAAAATCGAGGATATCAATAAGTCAATCAACAAAGTGCTGCAAAGCATGTCTGCTCAGCAGCGTGACGAACAGCGGCTTGACCTTGATGAGCGCAAGCATAGTCTTGAACAGCAGAAGGTGTCTGGAATTTTCGATACCGATGAAATTGGAGATGATTCTGGCGACATAGACTAGGTGATTTTGACAACCTGCAACGAGCGTTAAGCGACACTTGATGCATATAAGGTACTGCCCCCTCAAGGGCAGGCCTGCGGGTCCGCCGAGCCCCACGGGGTAGCTAGATATGAAATTTTTTTACTGACTTCCGGGGTGGCGGCGGTTTTTGGAGATAGGGGGTGTTTATGTGAGGCCTTTGGAGCGGATTGCGCTATCCGGGGAAAACATATCCAAGGTACTGGGAATCACGGAGCGGCGCGTTCGGCAGCTTAGGCAGGAGGGCGTGTTCCGCTGCAACAGCGCTGGGAACTATCATCTGATCAGGACGGTGAGGGCTTACATTGAGTTTGTCACAAAGGGGACAGATGGCAGCGGGAACAGCGCCGCGCTCGACCTTACACGGGAACGCGCCAGACTGATGAAGGTCAAGCGAGAGGATCAGGAATACGAACTGGCGCTCAAGCGCGGGGATATGCACAAGTCCGATGAGATACGGCAGGTCATGTCGGCGGTGTTCGGGAACTTCCGGTCAAGGCTGCTTTCAATTCCGGCTAAGGCTTCGCCGGTGGTCGCGGTCAAGGCTGATAAGGCGGAGATATATCAGTATCTCAAGGAACTTATCGACGAGGCACTCAATGAGCTTGCGGACTTTGATTCTATGTTCCCGGACAAGTCACGTGCCGAAGATGGTGTGAAAGAGGGTGAGGAAAATGAGCGAGCGCGTGGCGACTGAAAAATGCCCCGTGTGCGGTAAAGCACCTTCGCCGATCACTACACCTAATAGCGGCGTGTGGTACGCTTTTTTCAAATGCGACTGTGACTATGTAGCCGGCTGGGGCAGCACAAGAAACGAAGCTCTGGACGACGCTGCTGAAGCCTGGAACAGGACGACACGGACCGAGGCATGGAAGAGGAAGAAGGGAATGGAGGGAAGGAGGTGGCACTGTTGATGGTTTTCCGGAAAAGTAAGTGCTGCAAGTGTGGCAGGTATCCGTTGGCTGAAAGGCGTCGGGAATTCGGTCGTGTGTGGTTCAGAGTGAGATGTTCTTGCGGGGCGAGGACTGACTGGGCGACCGATATTTATGGGCGTCGTCGCGAAAAGGCAAAAGCGAGATCTGTTCAACACTGGGAACTTATCAACAAGCCGGATTCCGGCTGGTATACCACGACTTCCGGGGGACTTCGCAGAAAGCGGTACACCAGGAATACCACTTTCTGCGTATGAAGAAAGGAGAATGGGATGATGTTCAGAAGAAAGCGCTGCGCGTACTGCGGTCGGATACCTGTGATGGAACACAGAAAAGCAGCTCGGACGGAATGTGCCCGAAATAGCGCACAGCTTTTCAGAGTGCGGTGTTCCTGCGGGAATCAGACGGAGTGGGGACTTGCAACGAGCGGAGAAGTCAGAAGAGAGGCGTTCAGGTGGGGAGAGCTCAAGCGGTGCAGAATGTGCAGGAAAATTCCAATAAGCAGGATAACGCCGTGTATGAATTCCGATTACACTCCGGTCGCGTATTGGCAAATTGAGATTCGCTGCAACCGTCACGCAGACTGCGACCTTATTATGCAAACGCAAAACGATATAAGCCTTGCCGCTAAACGGCTTGCTGAACGGTGGAACTGGGAGAATGCCGTGTACGAGCGCGGTTACATTACAGCGTTTCCCGAAATGGCGAGAATGCCTGGCGAAAATAGATAAGGGAGTGAGCGCTTCATGAAAAACGAACTTAAAGTTCAGCAGTGCCCGAGTAGGAAGTATCGGTGCCCGGTGTGGCCTGTTTGTCTGTTCGGCTGGGGTTTTCCGCTTGATAATTTCAGGCGCCGCGTGGTTAACGCAGCGCGGAAGATGGAGGGGTTCGTCGGCTTTTGCGACCCGAAAATATATATCCGGGAGGACGACAGAGGCGTGATCTTCTTCGTGCTCTTCGATACCAAGGCGCATGCAATTGCTGGGCGTGACCTCATTAGCGAAAAGTTTCCGCAGCAGAGCGTCGGTCCTAACTGCATAATGCACTATGCGGCAAGGGAGCCGTATGACGACCCCGAACTGATGAGAATATCACTTAGAGGAGAATAAAGCATGCCCCAGTTCTTATCGGGCTGCTGAAAATCTTTGCATACTTGCGGAAACGGAGGACACCAAGAATGAGGATAAATCTTGACTATCTGCATGACTGTTCGAATCTGCGAAGGCTCCTGGCCGAAAATCCGAAACTGCCGGTCATCGTGTATGCCGGAGAAAATGCGAACACCGGGGACTATCAGTATTTGTGCTGTTCGCGAGTTGAATGTTCCGTCGGCGAAGTGCTTGACTGCGAACTCCCTTTCGGTGGAAAAGAAGTATTCTATGATCGCGATTATTTCAGAGAGCGGCTTGCAGACTATCTTGCAGAACAGCTTGACGGTTTGACCGATGATGAATTCGATAAGGCGCTTAAAAAGGAACTGAAAAAGTATGAGCCTTACTGGAAGAAGGTCATCGAGGTGTGGGTCGATAACTGAGATGAAGCGTGACAGATGGCTGATCTGCTATCGGTTTACAAGGTTTCAATGGTGCGCTGCTCTATCTGGAAAGGCCGGCTTAAAGGCCAGATAACATGTAACCCGGTAAAACTCATCTTTTGCCCGCAGTGCGGAAAAAGACTTGTAGAAACTCGTGGAGGTGAGAAAAATGATTCATGAAGTGAACTGCGACCGCGACTGGTTCGACCTCCTCGTGTCGCGAAGCAGGACATTCGATATCCGGAAAGATGACCGCCGATTCATGGTCGGTGATTACATAGCGTTCAACGAATGCGAGCATGATGAGAACATGGATTCTTACAGCTACACCGGATATTCAGTGCTTGGAAAGATAACTTACGTCTTTAATGACGAGAGGTATGTCAGGGAAGGGTACATCGTCATCGGATTCAGCATTTGCGGTATCCTGGACGCTGGCTGCGAGCAGCCTGTCTACTGCGTTAAGAGCGATGAGCGGGAACGCGGTGGGATAAAGGATTCGCCGTATTATCTGGGGGAAAAGAAATGAAACATTTCATAGAATCGGAGCTGCTCACAGACGCGCTCCGGGATCTTTGCGGGAAATACAATATCGCCTGCGGCGATGACAGTCAGGGGCTGGGAAAGGAGCTCATGGAGCTGCCGAAGCGGCGGTCTTATCTGCATACGTCAGAAAAGACCACCAAGGCGCTGGACGTTATGGCGGGGCGGGAGCTCGTCACACTGCGCAGCGGGTGCTGCAAGGAGCCGATGTGCGTCAGCGCTGAACTCTGGGGGACCAGGGACGGCGTGTATTGTCCGAAATGCGGCGTTAAGGTGTTGAAGCCCAGGGCTGTGAAAAGAGGTGATTCAGAATGATAAATGTGACAGGAGGCAAGGACGGCGAAAAGGTGAGCGTAGAGCTCATCGGGTCGAAAGACGAGGTCGTTCGCGAAGCAAGATATGTTATAGAAGCAGTTGCGGAGAAGATATTCGTAAAGAACAACGGTCGAGGATTTGACCAGGCAACTAAGCGTGAACGCATTGAGTGCATTTGCGCTGCTTATAACGGAATGTTTCTGTCATTTGCGTTAGACAATAATCTGTCCGTGCTTGCAAGAGAACTAATCCGGATAGGCGTCATAGGAAGCGTTGACTTTGAAAAGCTGGGAGGTGATTCAGAATGATAAATTCAATAAGCGATAATGCGGGCGGTTCTAATGCCAAGGTAGTGTTCTCCGGCGACAAAAATAAGGTGTTCGGGGAGCTTTACAGCGCCGTTGAGGCGTTTGCTGCAAAGAACTGTGAAGAAACAACGCATGTGAATTATGCGGAACTTTCGAAGGCAAAGCAGACCGCCGCCGTTGTTGCAGCGCTGCTGGGGCTGCTTGGACGATTCGCGGATATCAATGGATTTGAGGGGATTGCGGAGGAAGTCATTAAGCTGCATATCATTTCCGCGGTGGATATCAGCGAGAAGTACGGAAAGTGAGCGGGAATATGACATTCGAGGAGACACTTACACCGTATCAGCGGCGGTTGCTGCTGGAAAAACTGCTGAACCTTATGACTCCGGAGGAGCGTGCTAAGATACTTACGCCAGGCGTCGCGCCTAAAATGCCGCCGGACATCTCCCTGGAGGAGCTTCGAGACCGCAAGGAGATAACTCAGAGGACTATGAACAGTCTTTACCGTGCAGGAATGAGGACGCTGCATGACGTATATGAGACATCGCCGAAAGCGCTGATGAATATACGGTTCATCGGAAAGAGCGCTTACAGCGAGATCGTGGATATCCTTCGCGAACATGAATATGATATTTCCACATTCGAGCTGTGGAACGGAAAGAAGGTTGATAATACATGAACAATATTACTGAGATCGAGCTTTCAAAGCTCGTTCACCACCCCCAGAATCCCCGCAAGGACCTCGGGGATCTTACCGAGCTTACTGACAGCATAAAGGCGTCCGGGATAATGCAGAATCTGACCGTTGTTCCGGAGGACGACCACTATCTCGTCGTTATCGGCAACCGCCGCATGGAGGCGGCAAAGCTGGCGGGGCTTGATACTGCTCCCTGCGCGGTGGTGGATATGACCCCCGCCGAACAGCTTTCCACCATGATGGTGGAGAACATGCAGCGTTCCGATCTTACCATCTTTGAGCAGGCCGCCGGCTTTCAGCTTATGATGGATATGGGGGATTCCCTGGACGATATTTCGGAAAAGACCGGGTTCTCCAAGTCTACGGTGCGCCGCCGTGTAAAGCTCATGGAGCTTGATCAGGACGAACTCAAGAAAGTTGCTGACGATGGGCGGCAGATATCCATGAGCGATCTGGACGAGCTTAACAAGGTCGAAGATGTGGCGAGGAGAAACGGACTGCTGAAGGACATCGGAACGGCGAATTTTCACACCAGGTGTTTAGGCGCGCTGGAAGCGGAAAAAATTGAAAAGCTGCGCCCTAAGCTGCTGAAGCTGCTTAAGGATAAAGGCGTAAAGGATAAGGGGAACAATGTTACCGGCCGCAGCTACATTGGATACATAAGTTTCTCCAATGAAACACATTTCCGCAACACTCTGGATTCGATGTTTGAGAAATATAAGGACAGACTTCCGCTGACTGTCTGCGGTGCCTACGGCGGCAACGAAAAAGATTCGACCGGAGTGTACCTTTACTGCACAAATACGGATAAGTCCTTGGAAAATCAAGATGAACAGCTCCGCCGGAAGAGATTCGACCATTCTTACGAGGTCGTAAAAAACATCAACCACAAGTGGTGGTTGTCAAGGTTAACATTTATCCGCAACTACACACAGATGGAAGCAAAGCGGCATATAAGCGTTATCACAGCGGCGCTTGCAGAAAGCGCCATCAGGGACGATGACTGGGTGATGGGTAAGATAGATGTTGCTCTGCTGATGGGTTATTCTGATAAATCGGATAAGGAAAAGGTTATCGCCGAGGCAGCCGTCAGAGCTGAAAAAACGCCGAATCTTATGGCGCTCTGGGTCGCATACGGCATGCTTAGTGACTGCTACGATGATGATGGTTATATCGGACGGGACTATCAGGGGAAGCCCGAGAGGTGTTATGAGGCCGACTGCGAACAGCTTGACCGGATATATGACTTCCTTGAAAAGCTTGGCTATGAGATGTCAGACGAGGAAAAAGCGCTGCGGGACGGTACCTCCGAACTCTTCGACCCGGATAATGATATCTGGCTTCTCGAGGAGGATATCAGGGACGGATATTCCGATTACTTCAACGTTCACAGCAGCGTTTACCAGACAGAAGAAAGCAGAAAGCCTATCCCGATTGATGCAATAGCGAAGAATGACGTTAGGGTGTTCAACGCTCTGCGCAGAGCGGGTATCACTGATTCGGACAAGTTGTTGGAAGCGGCTGAAAACGGTTCGCTTTTCAAACTTTTCAAAATAGCGGGTTCAAAGTATGGATGGCTGCGCGCCAGGGCATTGGCACTGGGGATAGTTCTTCCGTACAAGCCCGGGGACGATGGAGCTGATGAACCGTCTGGGGACGATGATGAGGAAGAATAAGATACAGCTGCCGGCGCAGCGGGTGTTCACTATCCAGGTGACCATATGCCAGGTGTGCGGGCGGCGGCTGACGTCAGATTTTGGGCTGAAAAACGGCATGGGTCCGAAGTGTATGCATAAGTGGCAGCTTATGCATGCACCGGCCGACCCGGCTCAGTTGACGCTATGGGGGAATGAAGATGAAGAAGATACGCCTGCTGATTAACACGATACGCTTCAGCTTTATAGTCGGCATTGTCATTCTCGTCTTTATTGGAGAAAGGTCAAGGATTATGGCGATGTTCGGCGGGATATTCCTGCTGCTTTCAGTGGTGGAATTCATTCTGCAGTTTCTTTGCGAGATCGATGAAAGGAGAAAAAATGGCGAATCTGACATATACAAGGCGAAAGGCCGCGGGACTTTGCGTGAGGTGCGGGGTAAGGCTGCAAAAGGAGGGCATCGGATGACCGACGAACAGGAGATAGCCCGGATAATGGAGCTGCGTGGGCAGGGGCTTAATGCCGAACAGATAGGAAAGAAGCTATTTTTCAGCGGTGCGGCGATCCGTAAGAAAGTGCGAAAAGCCGGGCTTTCAGAACAGTATCACAAGATGTCCGGAAAATCAGTGCTTGAAATGAATCGGGACGATATCCGGGAAATGATTGAGAGCGGTGCGAAGTTCAGCGAGATAATGTCAAAGTATGGTGTGAGCAAGACCACCGTCGCGCAGTGGCGAAAGGCTCTGGGAATTCCGCCCCGGCCGCTTGGCGGTGGCAACTCGCTGCACCTTGACGGAGAAGAGCTTGCCAGGCTGTGGAACGATGGAAAGAGTTATACGGAGATCGGCAAAATAGTTGGTGCAGCTTCGCAAACGGTAAAAAATAATCTGATCAGGAACGGCACGATTCCGAAACCGTGTAAAAAGATAAGATTCCCGGAAAGTCAGGAAGAGATTGCTAAACTCAGAAAGATGTTTGACGGCGAATTAAAGACCGTGGAACTTGCGGAAAAGCTAGGTGTTGGAATATCAACGGTCAGCAGCTGGAGAAGAAGGCTTGGTATAAAGAATACCGGGCGCGGCAGGAGGCGGAAATGGTGAAGAGAACCGGAGCTTTTCTGCCGAACTTTCAGTGATGGGGGCGGCCGAATATACAGGGTGTGCGGTTACCGGGCTGGGGCTTATGACCGGCGCGGGGATATCCGCGCTGATGGAGGATAGAAAGTAATGCTTAATGCGGACGATTTAAGGCGCTGCGAATGCTGTGAAGAACCCACGAAAAAGGTAGTAGGATTCTGGGAAGGGCACGATTCATATAGCGGTTCGCCCCGCGCCGGCGCGATTTATTCCTGCGACAATCACGAATGCGATATCTGCAAGGAAAAAATGTCTGAAAAAGAATCGGACGAACTTCTCAAGGAACGTGTGAAGGTGGCGAACCTTCAGAACGGCACTGACGCGGAGCTGCTCAGGCGCGGCAGAATGAGCGTGAGAGTGGCCCTTGGCGCGGCTGCTGACATAATAGGCGTATCGGCTGCGGAATATTCCGCAAAGGAAAACGGCCGTATGCCCATTACGCGGGAGGAATATCACAATATCCTCATGCCGCTTTTTGAAGCAATCAAGGCAATTTCAGAAGGAAAGCGCTGCGGTCAATGCCGGTACTATCGCGAATCTGGGTATTATTCGACACAGGGAAGCTGCTACTGGAAGAGCGGCGCAACTGAGGTCGGGGTCAGCAAGAAGGCTTGCGTCCGATGGAAACCACGCGTTGACAGCACGTTCAGATTTTCGAAGGACGAACGAAAGCCTGTGGTGATAGAGCAGATAAGGAACTGCGGGGAATGCTGCCATGACTTTAACGCCATAAGGGAATGCCGGTTTTCTTCGGTAGCATGCCTTAATATTTCAGGTTCCGTTACAGAGTACTGTTCGAACTGCGAGAATGAGGTCACAATGAACTGGGACGTCAAAAAACAGGGATATCAGACGTTTTGCCCGGTCTGCGGAAAACGTCTCATGCTTTGCAGCGAGTGCCTGGACGCCGAGGATAACGCGCATGGTATGTGCGACTATGACAGCGATACGGATTCATGCTTCAGAAGAAAGGGGGATCAGGAATGAATATCAACATACATAAGGCAAACGAACGGCGATTTGCCGAGATTATGGACACGACCCTGAACACAACCCGCACCGTCTGGGAGATAATGACTCTTAAGACGCTGCACGAGGATTTCGGCTTCGGAGAAAAGAGGCTCATGCAGTTTGCCGACGCGCTTCGTGAGAACTACGGCGGGTTCAACAGAGAAATGTCGCTTACTGACACCTACAAGAATCGTACCGCTTCTAATCTCGACGCCGCGCTCATCCGCGCCGTCCGGGATCTCCGGCATGATGGGATAGACTACCGCAAGATCCTCGACTGCGGCAATGTGCTTATAATTGTTGAGAAGGACGGTAAAAAATTCAGCGTAGACGACTGCGTTGACAAAATACTTGAGCAGGAGAAAAACGGGTGGAAAAGGAGCGCGAATGGTTCCGAATAGCTACTACACAGATTTATCTTGATATTACGGACGACGACCTCGAGCTTGCTCATAAGAGGTTTGTTAATTGAGAGGGGTGATTTTAAATGGCAGAAAAGTGCGAATTCGTTCTTGAGCCGAAAGCTGTTGAATTTACTGGGCTTATCCAGTCTATGACTGGTAAGCACCAACTTTGGGAACTTTGGGCGGACTTCATAGCACTAACAGCTATTTCTTGTTCTCAACAGCTTGATTTCCGGAAAGAACGGGAAGAGCGGTATCTGGTGATTGCTAGCAAATACGACAGCGAAGAGATGAACAGCTTTTCACGGCTTTTTGCACTTGTTATGGACGGATATGAGCAGAACAGAGAGCAGGATATGCTTGGCAGCATATACATGAAGCTGAATCTTGGAAGCCACTGGACTGGTCAGTTCTTCACACCGTACAGAGTATGCCAGGCTGTGTCGGGCATTTCGTCCAATGATGCCGTAAGGCTGATTCAGAAAAAAGGGTATGTGACAATGCTCGACAGCGCTTCCGGCGCAGGTGCAATACTGATTTCAATGGCAAATTCTATTCAGCGTTCGCTTGCGACCGGCGGTTCCAGTCTTAAATTGCAGGACCATGTGCTTGCGGTGGCGCAGGATCTTTCGGAAAACACGGCGCTGATGTGCTACATACAGCTTTCGTTGCTTGGAATAGCTGCTATCGTTTACATCGGGGACAGCCTGGAAGAACCGTATCGCTTCGATCCGCTTTGCACACCGCCTGCGGATAACATATGGTTCACGCCGATGTATTTCAGCGATGTATGGAATGGGCGGAGAAAGGTGCGGATGATCACCAGGATAACAAATGCAGGGAGGAATAATGGACGAAAAGTTCTGTGATTACTTTGACAGGTGGGTCAAGGAGTTCAAAGAAGGCAACATAAGAGAGGTAACTCTTGACAAATATTACTGCACCTCAAAGGCGCTTCGGAAAATAGCGCCAGCTCTCATGATGTCGGAGCTTGACCGAACAGCATATCAGAGAATACTTAACGTTTATGGCGAAACACACGAGAAAACCACGGCTCTTGATTTCCACCATCACCTTAAAGCGTGCATATCTGACGCGAGAAACAACGGAGACCTGAAGAACGACCCCACGTATAAAGTTGCTGTCAAGGCTATGGCTTCAAGAGAGAAAAAGCCTAAATTCCTCAGTCAGTTTGAGGTACAGCTTCTTGTTAAAAGTCTTAACCTTGACGGTAAGTTAGGTTATGACCATCTTCTCTTTCTCATCATAAAGACCGGATTAAGATTTTCGGAGGCGCTGGGGCTTACGCGAAAGGATTTTGATTTTGCAGCGCAGACGATAACTGTCAATAAGACGTGGGGTTACAAAAAAGGAAGCGGAGCGCAGTTTGAGCCCACGAAAAACGCTTCATCAATCAGAACTATACAGGTCGACTGGATCACGCTTCAGAAGTTTTCTGACCTCATAAAGGATATTCCGGAAAGCGAGCCTATTTTCAGATATGGTCGGCAATATAGCATGTGTAATTCATGTGCCAACGATATTCTTGAAGCAAAATGCAAACAACTCGGAATACCTGTGATATCCGTTCATGGTTTACGGCACACGCACGCTTCTCTTCTCCTTGCTGCCGGGGTATCTATTGCAAGCGTGTCAAAGAGGCTCGGACATTCGAACATGTCTACAACACAGAACATATATTTGCACATCATTAGGGAGCTGGAGAACAAGGACAACGCGCTTGCGATATCATCAATGTTGAATATCGGTTGATGAGAGGATGATCTTATGGCAACAAAGCGTATATACAATATGGGTACCCGGGCGACGGAATTTTCAAAGCTTATCCAGTCCATGACCGGGAAACATCAGCTCTGGGAGATATGGGCGGACTTCGTCACTATGGCGGCGTGCTGCATATCCAACAGCGTTGACAGCGGGAACCGGGAAAGGCGGGAGGATCTTTGGGAACATTTTTTCAGGGACTGCCTTCTACCCTGGCATGAGATTTCTGAAAACGATATGGACGGAGGTGATAACATCATGAATACAAACCCTGAATGCTTTACGCCGGATGGAAACAATCCATACCCGCTGTGTACTGGTAAGGATATGCCGGAATGCGAAAACTGTCAGCTTCGCGCTGGCTGGAACGGAGGCGACACAGATGTCTGAAATTGGTCTGAAGCCCTGCCCGTTCTGCGGGGGCGAGGCATATTACAGAACGCCTACGCACTTAAAAGGGACCGCTTTCGATGTAATGATGGTCGAATGCAAACAATGCGGCGCTTCGCCGTACGCGGTAGAAGTTTATGAAAATGATACCGAAGAAAACAAACGTAAGACAATTTCTGAGTTTTGGAACAGGAGGGCTGAATGACCGCAAAAGAATACCTCTCGCAGTACAAGGACCTGAACGACAGCATAAACGCGAAGCTAGAGCAGGTCGGGGAGCTTCGCCGGAAAGCCCAGACGGTAAGCTCCGGAAGCTCGGACGGTACACACAGCTCCACGCCTCGCGACCGTATCGGCGAGATAACCGCCCGGATAGTCGATCTGGAGCGCGAGATAAACGAGGACATCGACCGCAGCATAGACCTCCAGCGGGAGATACGCGCGGCGATAGCGACCGTCCCGGAGGTGCGCCTGCGTACGCTGCTAGAGTACAAGTACATCAACCTGCTGACCCTCGACGAAACCGCCGTCCGCATGAATTACAGCTATCCGCAGATATGCCGCCTGCACGGGCGGGCGCTCCAGTCCGTAAAGATGATATGGAATGATAGCTGAAAATGTGCTATACTAGTATCATGAAATACTGAAAAGCGCCCGCAGCCAACCCCCCCGCGCGCTTTTTTTTC